ATCTGGTTCGCCTGCGCGATGATGGCCGACATCGGATCTTGCGCGCCGCCAGCTTGTGGTGGTTGTGCGGGCTGCTGCGGGGATTGCTGCGGTGCCTGCTGCCCGCCGCCGTAGGTCAGCGGCTGCGCACCCTGCCCCGGCGTCGCCCACACATAGCTTCCGTCTGCCGCCTGGATAAGCTGCGGCTTGGCACTGACGTCGTTGTGGTACAGCACGTTGCCCGTGGCATCCGTCAGCGAGGCGCCAGCGGACAGAACATTCGTCTTGGGAGTCGGCACACCGCCAGACTGACCCGCCGCCTGATAGATGCCCGGAAGCATCGCCGGATCGTACTGATCGGGCGCTTGCTTGCCGGTCAACTGTTCAAGGTACGGCTTGACGGACTGCCACGCGCCTTGGATTCGCGCGGGGTCTTTAGTCTGGATCGCTTGCAACATGAAGTTAGCCGCGCCGTTGACCTTCTTTGACTGCGTCGCGTCCTGCGTCTGCTGGGCGGCTTGTGCTTGCTGTGCCTGCTGCTGGAACTGCCCGCCAAGCTGCATGGCGGCTCCAGGATCGACCGAGGCAAGCTGCGACATGGCGTTTTGCCGGTCATCGCCCTGCGCGTTGATCGCCTGCCCCGCAAGCTGGGTGGATAGGCGTTGACGCCCGGTGTTGTAGCCCTGATTCAGGCTGCCAGCGATATCGGCATAGATGGGCTGAACCATGGTTTACTGCCCCTTGAAGTATGGACTGGCCTGCGGACCGCCTGCCAAGCTATAAGATCCGCCGCCCATGCCCCAGCCGTTGGCCGCTGTGCCGGTGTTGCCGAATGAGTTGGTGCCTACGTAGGAGCTGGCCGTGGGCATCTGCTGGCCCTGATACTGGCCGTAGGCGCCGGCAAGCTGCCCGAGCGTGTTGCCGTAGGCGTTGGCCTGGTTCTGATAGCCAGCCGTCTGATTGGCGGCGTTGTTTTGCAGATAGCTTCCGATCTGACCCGCCGCTCCTGCGCCGATGCTGCCAAGGTTGGATGCCGCACCCTGCCCCATCTGCGCCATGTTCATCAGCGAGCCGCGATAGTTGTTGAGCTGGTTACTGGCCAGTCCCGAGGCGTAATTCAGCAAGTCGGCGCTGTGGCCGCCGGAGTAGAGCGAGCCGCGAGCCGCCGCGCTACGGTCAACGCCCTGAATCCCCTGCTGCAAGTTGAACTGATAATCGGGCGAATTCTGAAACCCGCTGTAGTCGCCGCTGTTGAGCTTGTTGATGTCGCCCAAGCTGCTGGTGCCCGCGTCGATGTACGGGTTAAGGTTCGTCGCGGTGCGGTCGTAGTTCATGTTCTGCTGCGCGATGGCAGCATTGGTCGCGTTCTGCGACGCCTTGGCACCCTTGGATGCGGCGTTGCTTTGAACCACACCGTTGATAAGCGCGCCACCTGCAACTGCTGCTGCTACCCAAGACATTTTGTTTCTCCCGCAATGGTCAATTCATCCGGCACGATCAGCTCGGCTTCGAGCTTGTCGAGGTCAGTCTCTTGCGATGCGTGCACGTTCAAAAACACGCAGTCAGTGATGGCAAACCCAAGCTTCCGGGCGCCAGCGGGCGAAACGAAGATGGCCGGGGCTTTCAATACTTGAGGGCCGTCCGGCGTGGTCACGGCCAGCTCTCCGAAGGCCAGGACATTCAGGGTCGAATGGCGGTGAACCTTGCCCATGACCGCCACGCCAGCGGGAATGCGCAGCTCGCGCGCGTAGACGCCGTGTGCAAAGTGGTGCGACGTGTGGTCGGTAAGGTCTACCGCATCCGCACTGGCCAACATTGCCGATTTCAAGGCAAGCATGTCTGGCCCGCCTGCCAACACAAGCGAGTTAGCGTCTGTATCCATGCGTTAACTGTCGGTCTGTTCGATCTTCATCGCAGCCGAAAGCAGATCAGCCTTGACGTTATCGGTGACACGGATGTCGAACACCCACTGCTTGCCGCGACCGAAGCGGTGCATTTCAAGCGACTTCACGAAATCGCCCGTCTGGCCCATATCCAGCTTGCGCCAGTCGGCCCAGTTCTTGCCGCCGTCTTTGGAGTACCGGAAATCGATGGATGACATCAGGCAAGGCCCAGCAGTTGAGCGTGATAAAGCGCGCGAGCAGCGCCGAGGGAATGAGCGTAAACCGCTACGTGTTCAGTCGTTCCCAGCCAGCCGTAAACAACTCGTGGCTGCGCCGATGCAACGCAGAATTGCTCGCCCGTGCTGTGAGGACCGACTTCTGTCGCCAGAAGCGTGCTCGAATCTGTATTTGATAGAGCGCCATTGATGTAAATGTTCAGCGTGTCATAGGTGCCGCCCGTATTGACACGCTCCGCAACGATGTGTGTCCTATGCCCCGCGACGGGTGGCGACGCTGAATCGATGGTGTACCTCCCGCCAAGACCTGACCGTGTAAAGTACCCACGAAAGGCAATGGACCCATAAGCACCGTCCGTAACCATTGACAGGCCGATGGATGCAAGGCCGAAGTTCTGACTTAGCCACTGCGTGGCGATATTTGCTTCGACATTCGTATAAGGCTGCGTCGCCCCTCGCGTCACAACAGCCTCGATAGCCCACTGTCTCGTCGTGCCGACGTCAAGAGGGGAACCCGATGCAGACCCGAGATATGCGCCAACGCCATCCGCCCACGCCCCTTGAACGAACCCGTTTACGGTATGCGATCCGCCATGCGACGCGCCGTCGTAACCATTCCCTGACAGGTCGGCAGCCTTCGCTCCGCTGGTCTCTGTCAGCGGCCAATATAGAAGCGGGTTATCCTCTGCAATGGCCGAATAAATGCTTCCAGTGACCGTGGCGCTGTCGTCCAGAGTGGCCGAATTACCTTGGGAATCTATAACGGATAGCCGCCATGTATATGTCCCGCTGCCGACATAGGTGCCAGTTGCCAGCCCATCGGGAGAGAGCGTTATACCGGGCGGAAGATCGCCAGAAACCACCGTAATGGCGCTGAAAGGTGGCAGCCCACCGATAATCTGATACTGGTAGGAGATAACGTCGCCGGCTGTTCCGTTTGGAAGGTCGCCGACCAGCTTTATCACTGCCTTTTTCACCATTCCGGTATCTACAACCAGTCGCACCGCATTGACGATTAACGCGTTCTCGGTATCGGACATCACGCCGGTAATGCGTCGGCGCTCCAAGGCAAGCCCGTTCTCGCTCTGCACGTCCCAGTCAAGGGTGTATAGCTTGCCGTTCTGGTAGTCGCCCGCAATCCAAAGGTCATTCCATTTGGTCAGCGTGGACACGCGCCAGCGGTTGAGGCCGTAGGACTGGCGCCGGTGCCATTCCTGTGTCTGCACGTCATAGCCCCACGTCTGGCCGTCAGGACAGGTGAGGTAATAAACCTTGTGGCCCTCATCCTCGAACGTGAAGGCAAAGCAGCGGGAGAGGTCGCACTGGGCGAGAGCATGCTCGATGGCGACGGTGGAAATACGCTGCGGTGTGTAGCCGTTGGCGCGGTACACGATACCGTCATCACCGACCCAAAACGGCGCATTGTCCAGCGCCACCATGCAGTGTGTCGAAGCCGCACCGCGCTCGATGAATACGCCGGAGGCACGCTGGAACGTGCCGGTATTCGCGCCCGTGTTGACGTACGGTTCAATGCTGCGCTTGCTGAACAGCCACCACTCGCGATGGGTGACAAGCTGGCCCACCAGCAAGTCGGGAGACCCTTCCGCCTCTTGCCGATCCAGCGTGTTGTAGTCGGTGGCATCCGCCAGTTGCGAGGTGAACGCGAACCGCTTGCCCGGCTCGATGCCGGTGATGTAGCTGTCCACGTAGTCGAACGAAATGGCGCCGGGAAATCCCTCGTCGGTGATCTGCACCAGCGAGTCATCCAGCGTGTTGTAAACGTAGCCGCCCGTTCCGTTGGCAATGGCGACCTGATAGCCGCCTTCGTACTGGTTGTGCGCCATCGACACACGCGAGGCGCCAGGAATGGTGCCAATCAGCGTGGAAGCGCCACTCGGGGCAACCTTGAACAGCGAGCGGCCAGAGACGACCAGCAGCAGCCCTTCGCAGTTGTGCGCGCCACGAATAGGCGCACCCGTGCCAAGGTCGGCAAACAGCACCATGCCCGGCACGCCGCGCAACTTGGTCGGACTGCGCGTGCCTTCACGCTCGGCATTGACGACGATGTAATTGACCGTGTCCTGCGCCGACCACTCCTTGGAGTCATCGCTATAGGCACCGCCGACGAACGGCGCAGGCGTCCAGCGCGTCATCAGCGGTACAACCCAGCGCGCCAGCCATAGCCCGGTAGTTGTTGCTCGCCACGGGGAAGATCCGGGTATTCCGTGCGCACATAGGTTGCAGAGGCGACCATCGCGCTAATCAGCGCCAAGCCCTCCAGCGACAGGCCCATGACAGCCTGCGTCGGCTCCACGCCGTACTCGTCGCACAGGCGCACGGCGAGGTTATAGATCAGCGCATCGTCAAGCTCGGGCGGCGTATTGAGCACGTCCTCGCCCGTGGCAACGTCTGCCCAACCTACGGTCTGCTCGAAAGCCTCCCATGTGCGCACCATGCGATTGAGCGCATCGATGCCGTCCTTGAGCGCTTGTTCGTCCGTGGCAGAGTTGGCGTCCGTCACGCGCAGCTTGAGCAGCGCACCGCGCACGATTTGCAGGGCAGTCGTCATGCTGTGACCTTTGGACAGACGCAAAAATGAATGGGTCGGAGCGGCCCGCAGGCCGCCCCTTCCCGGTTGGGTTACTCGGTAACGCGACAGGCGTGATCCGGACGGATCGCCGCAGGCAACGCAAACAGCACGTCGATGCGGGTGTTCTCCAGGTCGTTCTTGCCGTCGCCGAAGGTCATCACGCGGACACTGATGCCCTTGACGCTGGCGGTGTAGCCCTCACACGAGGCGAGGACGGGCAGCGGAGCGAACGCCGATGCGAACGCATCCTTGTGGAACACGATGTCCTGCGTCTTGCCCTGACTGGCGGTGCCGAAGATCGTGATAGCCGCCGCATCAGCCGGAGCCGCGTCCACGGTGCCGATGGCGCTGGCACTGGTCGGGATGATGGCCGGATAGATCGACACCGAACCCGCACCGCCCGCATAGTCCGCGGTCACCACGAAGTTACGCAGCTTGCCGTAGCTCACGCCGGTAATCGGGTGAACGGCATTGACGCCCGCGATGGTGAACACCGTGCCGCGAGGCATGGCGCCCGTGCCGGTCTTGACCACCAACGAGTTACCCGACTGCGAGGCACCGTTGACCGCATAGCTTGCGCCCGCGCCATTGGTGAACACCGGCAGCGAGAGCTGC